CCGCGTTCGCATATCCAGTCGAATAAGTAACTTTTACTTGGAATGGCTCTGCGGTCGCGTTCCATCCATCCACGGGAACAACTACTCCTCTTTGGCTTTGCGTATGTTTCTCGATAACATATTCGCTCGACGCCAAATTGGTGAACGTCGCCGGATTTGTACTAACCGAATAACCTATCGACGTGAGCGCGCTAAATGGCGCGTATGTCAAATTAAAAGGTTGGTCGTCATCCGGAAAGCTCCGGTAAGTTTCCACGACCGTAGCTCCTAAAAGCGACATTTGGCAGTATTGTTCGACAAAGCGAATTGCCGCCCGCAAATAGGCCTCAATTATAGTATCCTCAGCGCTCCCCGTAACGCGTAAATGCGTTTTAGCCTCATCGACTGTCACGGGCAAGGAGGAAGAGTAAGTTAGCTCTATTGCGGACGGCAAATATTTCATTTTATCGCTTTGTTGCTTTTTTAACGATTGCGTCTGTGGCTGCTTCAATTAGGACTTCTGCAATAACTGCCAAGCCATCTTTGATTAGCCGCTTGGCGCGTGATTCTGGTACGTCTTTATGAATACCTTTTCCATATCCAAAGTCGCCGTCCTCATCGTGGCCAACAAGACTATCTAAAACGCGAATAGTCATAACTAAGCTGTAATTAGGTGCTTAACTGCTGCGGTGTCAAGTAGTTTCGCGTCCCAACGAGCGAAGCCAAACAATCCAATTTCGCCAGTGCCCATGTATAGATATTCGTTCCGTAAAATTTCAAGCGCTCGAGATTGACGAACCAAGTACTTGCTGAAATCGCCGAACAAAATCAACTTGGAAGCGGTGTTGATTGTGCTGTCCATATCCTGGTTAATAACGTATTGGAATCCGTCGATTGTTGCAGGTTCACCCACGATAAAGGAAGGCTGCCACAGCGGACGCGCGTCAGATGCTCCGATTGATAGCTTTTTGATGTATGCAAGTACATTGTCGTGCATCATAAAGCGACCGTTGCGACGATATTCAGGATCTACGCTGTGTACCAAGTCGAGGATTTCGGCAAAAGTGATTGCAGTAGCGGACGCGGCGGTTTTACCCAAAGTAGAACCCGTTACAACGCCTTGTGGCTGTGAAGATCCTGTTCCGGTTGTGCAGCTTTCGTTTGCAGCACGGCCAAAACGCGTACCCATCAAATTAGCCACATACGCTTCAATGTCAAATGCGCTATCTTGGATCAACTCTTTGGAGAGCTTAATAAGATCGCGGTAAGTGTACGCACCAACGGCAACCTGTGCGAAGGTTGTGTCTTGAACAGTCGCGGCGCTACCTTCGGCAACGAGAACCGCTTTCGCGCTGGTGTCGTTGTTAGTAGGGAAGTTCAAGGTATTTCCGGAATCCGTCAAAAGCAAATTTGCAACCTCCAAAACGCCGCCGTACGCCTTCATCGATTCAATGATCTGATTTGCAAGGCTAACGGGAACAGTAAAGCCGCCCAAAGAATTAGTGCCGGCAATTAGAGTATTAGTTCCACGTTTTTCCAAAATAGAACGCTCGGCATCTGTCATACGTGCCTCACCTTGAATCATGTATTTGCGGAAAACGGCGTTAAAGTCGGCGTTTACCTCTTCAGGATTGCGCTTATCATTTGCGCGGCCTCCTCTCTCCTCGTTCTCATAAAATAAGTCCGCTGCTCGTTTTTCAGCTTCAAACGCTTTTTGGCTGCGTTGAAAGGATTGGTAAGCTTCTTCCTGCTCCTTTTCAGCTTTGGCGAAAGTTGCCTCCAATTCGGATTTGCGGACATCGGTAAGCCCTTCCACACTTAAAGCGGTGGCGGCGTCCCTCATTGCGGCTACTGCGTTGTCATGCCGCTTTTTTAGATCTTGGATTTGTTCTAAGGTCATCTTTTAAAAGTAATTGAATTTAAAAAAGCGGCCGCGTTTGCCTTTGCAATTGCCAACCGGATGTTTATGTTTTGGTTTTTTGGAGCTTCTACTTTTTTTGCGCCCTCAAATGAACGCTTGGCCACTGTTGTATCTTGGTAGGCTGGGAACGTAACCGGAGCAACGTCGTAAAGCGTGCCGCCTTTCAATAACTCCCTAACTTGAACTTTGCCGCCGTAAATTGCACGGTCAATCCACTCGTCCGGAATTTTGCCGCGTAGTTCATCCGGATCTAATTCGCTCCAATTTTCGTCCTTTACCGTAAACTGGAATGAGCTTTGGAATATATCGCCGCGTTTAACCTCCTCATAAGTGTCGCGGCCTATTTGCGTGTCCGGTAGGTCAACTTCGTATTGCAGCCCCTTGTCATCGACTGTTAATCGGAGTGTGTTATTTGCGGTTCTGCCAAGTACTAAATTTGAATCGTGGTTTTTTAGAGCTGCGGTTTTGCTCGTGTCCATTCCATCAAAAAAGGAACGGTTTACCTTTTCCAAGTACCAACCCATTGAGGTATAAGTATCAAATATTGCAGCCGTGCCGCCAATTCTCATTGAGTTGTCATCCTGTGCGCGCTGTTCGAGCGCTCCAATGTTTGCAAGGCGTACTTCTGCCTCTGATATTGTTCTATTGTTGTTGGTCATTGTTAGGAGCTTGTAAATTTTCAAGTGTGGTCATATTGACTTGGATATAATGCTTTTTGCCAAGCCCGTCGGCAATCGGATTCATATTTTCAAGACGGCGAACCTCGTCCAAACTCATAACGCCAGCGTTTAGCATTTGGGAGTAGTATTGTGCGCGTGCTTGGGTGTCACCTCTCAAAAGTGAATCAAGGTTAAAGCGGAAAAAATAGTTAGCTCGATCCGATTTGCGTATTACGCGGCGGTTTAATTCGTCCTCAAAATTCTTGACGATTGGGCGTATTGTATGCGTTACAAACTCGATTGACTGGTGTTCGATATTGCCAAAAGTGGCGCGTTCAAGGTCGCCAATTAAGTGGAGCGGAACTCCAAAAAAGCGGGCAATTTCGCGCACTGTCATATTTGACGACTCGATGAATTGTGCATCCTTTGGACTGAGCGCGATTTGTTGGAATTTAGCGCCGCGATCCAATACACCTATCGAACCCGTTTCTTTGTAGTTGCGCATAACCCTCAAAAAGTTTTCGCGCATAAAGTCGGCCTGTTTTTGATCCAACGGTATAGGCGTTTCTACAATACCACGAAGTCCGCCGCCGTTTTCATACATCGCCGCGGCGTAATCATTTGCGGCCAATGCCATCCCCACCGATTCTCGGGCATAGGTTAAAGGACTTTTGCCCTCGATGCCGTCATCGGAAAAATTACGAATGTGAAGAACCTCTCCGGAGTCAAGCGTTTCGCTTACTCCCTCGTTTGTGTTTTTGTAAAATATTTTTCCTTTATAAAGGTACGGTTCAACAAAATCCGGATGGAGTATTTGAAATCCGGAAACGCGGCCGGTGCGGTCAAATTTCAATTTGGCATACGCGTTGCCTCTCATCATTAAATGAAGCATAAATGTACTCCGCCAAGTGTAGGAGGTCATCCGGTCGTTTGGCTCAATACAAACCGCGTATTGTTCCGGAGTGCCTGTAATCTCTTCGGAGCCGTCATCTAACTTCCTGTAAAATCCTAATTGGAGGCTCGCAATAGTGCGAGAAAGCAAGCTCACGCACGCGTAAACGGTAGATACTTTTAGCGCTGTTTCCGGATTGACCTTTTGACCGGCAACCGACGGCCCGCCGTTTAGCCATTCGATAAACCAGCTGGAAGGATTTGACAACGTCGAGCGCTGCTCCGGTTTTGAGCCGATTAAGGCTTTGAATTGGTCAAATAGTGCCATTTGTGCAAATATGATAGCATATTGCACGTTTTACCGCTTTTTTTGGGTAACATTATAGCCGTTTGACCTTTTTTCGTTCGTTTTTTCGCATAATAGATAGGCATTTCCGGAAAACCCCGTAATTCTTGTATTTTTTACGCCCTTTTTTCGCAAAAAAAGCCTGCTCCAATTCATTGTAAATCAAATACCGCGCCTTGTATGGTTCGTTTATACAGGCGTCATCGTATTGCTTTTTAAATTCACGGGCCTCAACTAAACGCCCCACGCTTTTAAGGTATGTTTAAACGGTTGGCCCTCAATGCTTTTAATCAATTCCATCATTTGTAGGGCAATTTCACGGACTTCTAACTGAGCGTGTTTGTCGGCTCTTTGGGTGTAAAAATTATGGAAGGAGCGAAGATTAAACATCACGTCAAAGGTTATCTGCGAGTTATACAATTTAAAGTACCTTGCCGACTCTTTGGCGCGCTTCCTTCCAAGCTGCGGCGTTAGCTGTTTAACCGCTTCATGGTATAGCGCGTTTGATAGGTTGCTGAATAATGATAAAGCACTGCCCCAGTTGTAAGGTTCGTGTAGTTGCTTAACAAAAAACTCGTGAACCTCCGGATCTGTTATTTCATCATAATTCAATTGAGCGTGCTTAAAATCTACTGGCACAAAAACTTTATCTTCCTTCAATTCCTTGTAACGCGCGCTTTCTGCGTTTATGCTGCTTATTCGATGCTTTAAAAAATGGATATGCGTTGCAATGTCGGCCGTAACCAAAAAATGCACCATTCCTTTTTCAAATGGTGTCCCGTGCGGCACTGGATCGGCACTCCAAAGTTGATTGATTAGCGCTGGTATTCGTTCGCGTTTTTCATCCGATAATTCGCGGCTCGTTGAAGTCCAAGCGCTTAAAGCAATTGTTTCGTCCGATCCGTAATAGCCTAATAATTCAACTTTGTTTGCGTTTATCATAATATCGTGAATACGTTGTAATTCGTGTTTATTTCGTCCTTGAAAGTAACCCATTGCCCTAATGCCATAACAAGAGCAACAATTCCATCTACTTTACCAAATGCCTTATCTTTGACAACCTTAATATTGTCGGATGGATCGCGTTGAACTACTGCGTTAGATGCCATCCACCGTAGTACCTGGTTCCCTCCGTGCTGTATTTGCCCACCTTTAATTAGCCGCTCCAATTCCTTTGTGGGAGCCGACATCGACAAAAAGCCCTGACCAAAAGGAGAAACAGTTATCCCGGAATCGGTTAGGCGCTTGGAAACTTGGCCGGCCCCGTAACGGTCATACGCAATGGAGTGGATTTTAAACTTTTGCGCGTCGTCGTCAATTTGTTTTAAAATGTAGTCGTAGTCGGTGACGTTGCCAGGAGTTGCGGTTAGTTCGCCATTTTCGATCCATTTAAGGTAAGGGAAGCCGCGTAATTTAGTAACCTTTATCGCTTCATCTTCGGGAACCCAACATCGAAATAATATCTTTATTTTTTCGCCTTCGTTCTCCGGTGGAAATAACCAAATAAGCGAACAAGTATCTGAGGTGGATGCCAAGTCAAGGCCACCGACGCAAGAGCGGCCAATCATCTCGGCCTCCGTTACAATCTCGGCGCCTTGCATCCAGTCGGCATCATCAATCCAATTGTCTAAAGACGTTACCCAAACGTTTAGATTTTTGGTTAGGAAATTGTTTTTTGCGGTGGTTCCTTCTGTGAGCGCCTTTGATAGCTCCCGGCGTAGGTAGTCGTAAGAGATGGAAACGCCAAGCGAAGGATTTGCCTTTTTCCAAATGCGTTCATCCTGCCAGTCGTCATCTTGGTCAATGTCAAATATCAAAGGGAAAATACCTGGATTAGGTATTACGCCGTCAAGAATTTGTTTACAGGTTTTTTCAAAGGTAGCACAAACTCCATCCGGATTTTTGCCGGCTGTTGTAATTACCCAAATCAAAGGACTTTTGCGAGCGCCCATTCCGGATTCAATTACATCCATCATGTCGTTATTTGGGTGGGCGTGGTACTCGTCACAAATGCCGTAAAAAGGATTTGTTCCATCCTCCGATTTTGAGTCGCGGCCCAAATACGACGTAAATCCATTGGCGTCGCGGTCGGAGATTGAATGAGTATAGACGCGAACTTTACTCGAATAGGTTGGCGACTTAGCACACAAAAGGCGCGTCATTGCTTGCTGCTTCCTAAATCCGATAGTCGCTTGTTTTTTGGCGGTTGCAAACCAATATACCTGCGCGTCGCGTTCGTATTTGTCGAAGCGATGCCCGTAGATGCCAATTCCCGATAAAAACTCGGTTTTCCCGTTTTTACGCGCTATTTTGATATATACTTTGAAATATCGGCGCCAGTCATTACTTTTTACCTTCCATCCATATACGCACCACAAAGTAAATGCCTGCCATCCGTGAAGATCAAAAGGCTTCCCGCGAAAATTGCCCTCTGAAAATTGGATATGTTCAAAGAATTGTAAAATGTGCATCGCGGCGGCCTCGTCAAAGTAGTAAGGGTAATCTTTGGCCTTTGCTGCCTCCAAGTCTGCCACGTGTTGAGCTACTAATTTGCGCGCCCACGAACTAAAAACCGATTTCGGATTAAGTCCTTCGGAAATAAAGTCATCTACTAATTTGCGCGCCTCCTCTGCTTTCATATTAAATCGCTTAACGGATCGTTCTTGACCTCCGACGCTCCAATACTTGTACGGCTAACAGGATCAAATCCAAACCGGCTACTTATTTTAATCATGTTTGCCAACGCTTGATCCTGAATCTTAATGTACAATGATACCATCTTAGTATTTCCCTTATTGGTGGAGTCGAGCATATCTCCCGGCTTTTTAAGTCCGCTTGTTTCGAGAAACTCAGTCGCTCGGTCGTACTTCATTTTCTCGACGCAAAAGGATTCTACCAATGCAAGATCGGCGGCCGTTAAAATTCCCATCTCGCAAAGATTAGTACATTGATCGTACCAAATACGATGCGCGGATTCCGGTAGCGATGGCGGGGGGGTTGGAATTGTTGTTATTTGTCGGGCGATTGGTTGGCCCGGATTGACGCGGCTTTTTTTAAGCGTGCCGCGTTGTTCTTTGACTTTGTCCGGTAACTTTCTCATGTTTTTACGGCTTGTTTAGATTTAATCTTAATACCATAGGCCCAAAACACTGCCCGACCATACGAAAAGT